GCTGGCGAAATGCCCGCTGGAGTGGAGCTGCACAGACCCGTTTGATAGGGATGGGGAGAAGGTGGTAGACCACTACGCTGAACTTATGGAGGTATCGGCAGATGCAGATGTATTCTACACAATTCGGGAGGTGTTTGACGATAATGGCATTCGGACACGTGCCGCGCTGTATCTAAGCACAATGGATGTGGTTCAGTATATGTATCTCCCGTATGAAATAGTACTTAGCCCACACAACGACACCAGCGTTGATGACATAAAGAGGCTTGCTGACAAAGACCGCATAAAGCGCGCATGCAGTCTGCTCGGCATTAAAGGCTAACGACTATGACGAAAGAGCAATTAGAACGTGAGCTTCTACCGCTCAAATGGAGAGACACCAACCGAGGTGGCGTGATAGTCACACGCACGGATATAGGCATCGACTTCTACATCCAGCACCTCGATGGCGTAGGCTTCTTAGTCTACGGAATTGGTGAGTATCGGGACTTCGATGTTATCCCAATCAAGAAGGCCTCTATTGAGGAGGCGAAGGCTTATGTATGGGATGTGTACGTAGCAAACGTACTTGAGATGTTCGACACGTCCGAGCAACATCGGAAGCAATAGGTTAACGAAAACGCAAATACTGAACAGATGAACGTACTTGATACACAGGTAGGCGGAAGCCACTACAAGGATATGCGCTTCCAGCCAATCGAACTGATTGGCCTATTAGGCTTGGACTTCTTCCAGGGGAACGTAGTCAAATACGTATCTCGCCACCACAAGAAGGGTGGGCGTGAGGACTTAGATAAGGCACGACACTACTGCCAGATGGCTATGAGCTACGGATATGGACGAGGGCGCCTTCCTACTAAAGCGCAGACGGCTCGCATCGCTGTATTCGTCACAATGAATAGTCTGCCAGCCTACACAACAAAGCGCTTCTCTCGCCTCATCTCCGAAGGTCTAATGCCCCGCAACTGGGGACTCGCTATGGAGATAATCGATGAGATCACCCAAGGCTACGACGCGCAGGCCTGCAGTACGGACAACTAACGCAAATACACTAACGATATGGAACTATTCCTCGCACGAGTTGCATACAGCAACTTAGATGACAAGAAAGTCACCGAGAGCTACCTTGTGGATGCTCTCTCATACACCGAGGCGGAGGCTAAGGTGTTAGACCACCTCGCCAGCTTCTCCTTAGATGCGGTAGAGATAAAGAGCCTCAAGCCCCTCGGGGTGTCCGAGGCTATCGGGCTTGACGTAGACGGAGAGAGCTACCACTACTACATCGTAGGGCTTACCGATGGGAAGGGCAAGACGACCGCTCGCAGGATGCTTATCAAAGAGCTCTCCGCAATGGATGCCTGCAACACCATCTCCGACAGCTGGGAGAACGTGGTCACATCTGTGAGACTGCTGGATGTGGTAACCGTAATCAGATAGACTATGAGCGCTGTACTAATCATCGCCGTCGCAGGCCTCGTCCTCGGCTTAATTTTTTTTTTGCCGTGGCTCATTCTTCCGCAAGTCTACCGACAAGTCCTATTCGCTGGCAGGCGGCCTGCGTGGAGTGTGGACTACATTGCGGGAAAAAGTCAGTCACTTATCACCACGGTCTTTAATCAGAAAGGATATGAGTAACACTACATTCAAACACTACGTAGCTCCGTTCAAGGATGTATCGGGAGATATGTGGGCGCTCCTAATCGCATACCCAGACACGGAGGAAACCAAGAGCTACCCAAAGGTAAAGGAGGTGCGTCTTGGCGTGCCTGCGGTGACGCTGACGACGGAGAGCGAGGATGCTCTCGCCCCAGTAGTCAAGGGTAGGCTGGCATTCTCTCTCTTGGAGGAGATGGCGGACCAGCGGTATCGCCACCTGATGCAGGCCCCCGATGGGTCTGTGTCCGTAGTTCTGTTCTACCTCGAGGGCAAGTCGAGTATAACAGATGAAGAGCTGATGAAGATCCCGAGCTTGTACGACCCTATGTCTAACGAATGGACTAAAGGGTACTGGCGTGGAGTTCTTGACCCAGAGAGCTATAAAGAGCCAGCCAACCAAGATACGGGCTACCTCGTCAGCTTTGAGGCTAACGACTTCGGACGATTATCGAGGGTAAACTTAATGGAGGGCGGTCTTGATATGGACTTCTTGTCTAATCCTCGTATGTCCGTAGGGGACTTCGTGGCGTACCTTGTGGCCCTCGGTCTTGGCGAGTGGGACAAGGTGGTTCACAAGTCGGTTCGACAATACGGCCTTATGTATGTTGCGAGATACAATATCCAGTTTATCGCAAACCACTTCTCTGATATCTTTGGTTCAGACCTATTCGTAGATGTGTCTCCGTTTGTAGGTAGTCGAGATAATCCGACTACCGCCCTTGAGGCTCTCGAGCGCATCCTTGGCTCTTTAAGTATGCGAGTTGAGCAGGGTGATGGCATTCTTGCTATCACCGATGTCTCTACGGTGGCTGGGAATGTAGGGCTTGCTGACTTCCCCATTAGCGGGTGGGATGAACTTCTCGACTACTCTCCTCATGATATGGTGGTTAAGGGTAATGATGCGGAGTTCTCGGCTCTTCCAGCGGTTGGCAATATCACTATCGTCACCAAGACGCATCTTAACTCTGTGGCGAGAGCCTTTGATGTCCCTGCATTGATCACCTCTTCCGATTGGCGATTAGTGCCTCGTGCAGATGTCGTCTCGATGAATCTCCCTGCGTGGAGGTATAGGACAGATCACAACGTGGCGGGCAAATGGTCGCAGGCCATTGTCCAGACGGAGGAGATTACCACTGGTGAGGATAGAAATCTGTTTGCCCTTGTGTGGAATACGAAGTCTATCCACGGCTTCGCCCCAGGCATCGCAAATCAGGCCTACCTCGATAAAACCCTCTTCTTGGTTGGCGACACGATCAATAGCATAAGACCTGCGTCCCCACATTACAACCTGTCACTTCGTGCGGTAGATGAGAGTGGGCAGGTCTCCCAGTTTCAGGCCGTCGCTGGCTTGTTAGACCCAAGTCGGTTTATCTACCAGCTTTCGCACTCGTTCGCAGGCGAGGCTCTGATGGAGGAGTCGGAGCTGTCGGACTATATAGCTATGCTCAAGTGGTATAGAGACCAGCTGAACTCATCTGAGGATATTCCTTCCAATCCGCTAAGGATGGGGGCTCCGTGGCGTATGGTAGTCCCAGATGTGCCGAATGATGGGCGGTATGGGCTTCGCCTTGATGTTCCTCTGCTCCTTTCTATGTCGCAGGATATATATCAAGCTCTGTCGGAGAAGTCGCAGGAGCGTGTCGTGTTTAGTGTGCCTGCAGTCGGAAGGGGGTACACTTATTCAGAGGCAAGGGCTGAGCGAGAGCGAGCAAAGAGCCGCATACAAGAGTTCAAGAAGTTCATAGACCAGTTTGAGGAAGTGCGCTTGTACTTCCGTCTTACTGCCCGCGGTGACAAGGGGGTGAAGTACCTCTACGACTTAGATGTACAGCGCAATGATTCTGGCTATGTAAATCGCATTCGCCAGCTTGGGTGGAGTAACTCTGCTCCTCACCCCAACTACACTCCGCATCTTACCTATGGGGGTGGAGACAACAAATTGTCGTGGGGTACTTCGTGGAATCATCCGCGATTTAGCGAGGAGGATATTATCGGGGAGGGGCTGTACATTCCGCTTCCTCCAGCAGGATATAATACCCTCGAGCTTGAAGTGTTCTCTAATGTGAGCTTCTATAAGCGAAACGGAGAGACGCTTGAGAAATTCCGAGAGTGGAAGCTGTGGAGTGTACCCAGTGCTATTGTGTGCCAAGCGCCCTCTCTGTGGCTCTCTGATGCCATTGGCAGACGAGGCGAGGAGCTGTCTAAGGATAGACGCGAGCGCTTTGTGTTTACCTCTTCTACTGGAGAGGGAGCAGAGGCGGAGCTTCATCTGTCCGCAGGCGATGGCATCGTGTCTGTGTCTCCGTCTATCATCCACACAAAGGACGGTAAGCCCTTGAGTGAGCGAGGAGCGATAGACAAGACGAGCGGATATACGCAGAACACCCTCGCTGGCTTCCGTGCAGAGTGCTTCGGTGCGATATACGGCTCACTCCCAGAGCGTGGCTATGAACTGACGGGCACGTTTGCATACCACCACCGTACAACGCTAAGGAGATACGCGGGTATGGAGTGGCTTGCGGTCTCTCGAGAGATAGATATTCAGATGGGTACAGAGCGCGGTACATATCACCAAGTGCGTAAGCCCGCAGTGATTAGCAGCGACTCTCTCTCTCCCGAGGTCCTTGACGGAGATAGATTCAGCGGTGAGCGATACGACACCTCCTCTCCTCGCTACTGGGATAATCCTAATCGACCTACGCCTCCACCTCGTAGACGGTAGGTAGCCAATAAGACCGCCCTCCCTTGCGATTAAGGGGGGTGCGGTTTTATTTTATTGGAAGTTCCTCGGAATTCTAAATGAACTTTTCTGTGGTGCACCGCAGGCCTGCGCCCGTACCACCCAACACACTAATATACTACGATGAGATATGTCTACTAATATATCAACGCAAGAAGAACACCCAGTTTACCAGCGAATCACAACGTGGATAGGTGCAGATGCAGCGGTAGAGGTGAGACGACTTCGCAAGCACTTCGGCTTCAAGAGCAACCACCAGCTGTTTAAGGCTTCTGTCTTTATGGCTATCCGCCTGCTCCAAGATGCAGAGCAGAGAGAGAAAGACCCTGACGACACAACCATTCAAGACGCATTCAAGGCTCTGGCGGACTGGGAAGTTCCAGAGTTCGGGCGGAGACGACGTCGGAAGAAGGACGGCCACAAGGAGACCGCTGTCCTGCTCGCTCTTTTCAATGGCCAAGTATCAAGTATGTCCAAAACGGAAATAGTTGGCGAGCAGGCCACGCCCTCGCACGCTGATGCTCCGAAGTGGTACGAGAGCTTCATCCGTCTGCACTATCAAGCACTCTACGACAAGTATGCAGACCGAGCCGAGCGTCTCACTGGCGACTCACTCGCTCCTCGTGACCTGCTTCACGAATCACTCTTGCGCTTGCAGTGCCCTCCGTCGAAAATCACAAGCTACGAATCATTCGAGCGTTGGGCGCTTGACAAGTTCAACGAATCACGAGCCACTCATCACAAGCGTTCGGACTTGGCTCATCACGAGCCTCATCACACGAACTCTCATCACGAGGGAGGCGACTGTACTCATCATCACGATGATGCCTGCGCCTGCCACCGCTCCGACCGATCCAGTTACACCCGCCACCCCCTCCAAGATGAAGAGGCACAGGACTAAGGAGTACACCCGCTTGATCAACTCAAGGCGCTGGCGTCGTTTGCGAGCTGCATACCTATCCGCGCACCCCGTTTGCGAGGACTGCGAGCAGGCGGGTAGGACAACGATAGCCACCGAGGTGCACCATATACGCCCAATAGAGGAGCGCGCGGGGCGTCCCGATGATATGCAGGCTTTGGCGTTTGACCCCTGCAACCTTAGGGCGATGTGTAAGGCCTGCCACATAGAGGCACATAGGGTACTACACTCTAATAGTTTGAGCTCGTCTAAGGAGCGCGCGCGGGCTGAATTGACCGCCTTTGCGTCTGCCTACCTATCCGAGTGAGCGCCTTTGCGATGGGCATAGCCCACTCATTAGGGTGTATCATCCCCCTGATTGAGATCGGAGCGCTTGCAGTTGAGTGTAACTATCCTACTGCAGGCGTCACCGCTTAAGTGCGTCGTTAGTATGTCAAGGAGCGCGCGGGGGGTGATTGTCCCCGTCGTGGCTACCTACCGCGTTAGGTGTAGATAGCCTACCACGTTGTACGTGTAGCAGCGTGTGCCACCTGCTGCTATCTCCAGCATAGTTGCACGCGCTCGTTATGGTCGTTGTTGTAGATCACTACCTTACACTACGACCCCGCCACCCACCTGTATAGATGAGCAGCCACCCGCCAAAAT